ACCACCCCTCACCCCCGATTTTGTTCGCCCTTTGTCCATAAATTTTGGCAACTCTATTGCATAGCAACCAAAACAAGCGTACAGGAGGGCTGTCGCCCAAAAGTTGGGATTTAGGCGATAGCGCCCTCGGGGACCACTCATCCCGTTGCCCCCGTCCACCCCGGGTGTCCCCGAGGGTCGTCTTACCGATGAGAGGAGATTTTTCCCGTTGCCCTGAAGTGTGCAGAATTGAACACTTGAGGAGTTTTACCTAGGTAGGTTCTTGCTGTCAAGCCCCCAGCATCCCCCAGAGAGATCTGGGCGCCGATTTCCGTCGTCGCGCTAGCTCTTCGATCATAACCAGGTATGTTTTGGCCGGGAAATGGCCATAGGTGCGCCAATTCTTTACCGCATTGGGGTGGAGTCCCGTTAGCTGGGCCGCCCCCTGGGTGCCGCCCAACTCCTCCAGAACCTCATCAAGTGTCATTAGCTCTTGCATGGTGCAGATATACCAAGCAAAATTATTTTATGCAAGGGAGGCTTGACTTGTATTAAAAAAAGAAATAGGTTGCTCTCAGATCAAGGGAGCTAGGGCAATGACAACAAAGCTATCCAAATCTGAGCGCGAACGTTTCGACGAATACGATGAACGTTGGGCCACGCTCGGACGGGTGGAGCGGGAGGACTACGAACAACTCGCTCGCAGAATACACGCTCAAAAAGTCTGTCCCACATGCGACTGCCCTTGTGGGCCGTGCCCGTTCGTCAATGCCACGCGCGCGTCGTGGTTTACCCGATAACCCGACTTCAGATCAAGGGAGCAGCAGATGACCTACGACGACATCGACGGCCCATCCTGCGCCATCTGCCGCGAGATTGGCGTGCCGCTCACCCTCTACCTCACCGAATGGTGGTGCCAAGCCTGCATCGAGCAGGAAGAGGAATATCTGCACGACGAGGAGTATGCGTCATGAATAAAAGCGACCCAGTAAATGAACTGGCCGCCGCGTTGGCGAGCCTCACAGGAGGAGAGCCTAGCTTGAACTATCAAGACGACTGGCAGACCATAGCCGAACTGGTCAAGCGTGTAGAGACGGCTAACAAAATCGTTGCCGAACAAAATCGCCTCATCGCGGATCTGTTTTCCCGTTTCGTCCCCGAGATGGAAAAACCGACCGTGATTCTAGGCTGGGATCGCGCCAAGGACATACCATGATTGGATTTCTCGTAGCTCTCTGGATGGGCTTCCCGCCGCTCGATACCTTCCCGGCCGCAACCTTCAAGGAGAGGTGGCCGGCACCGTGGGAAGAACTCCACAGGCGGCCTTCGAAGTTTCAAGATAACGGCCCCTTGCGCCGCTATGCCATGGAGATAGGACATGAGCCGCTTTGTCCCCAATGCCATTGAAATACTCTGCATCGTCGGGTTTGTTTGTGCGATCCTCATCTGGTGCGGGCTGCTGATATGACCCTTCCCGACGATATGTATATGGGCGAGCAAAGCCACCGGGCGCACACCGCTGTTCGCGATATCATCAGCCGTGCCCAAGAATTGAGTGCTCTTAGCGCGGAGGCGGAGGGAGGCTGGCGAGCCGTCAAGGTCGAGGAGCCAGAGTTAATCAAAGCCATGGCTAAGCTTCATAACTTACTATGGTGGATTCACGACTATCATAGGGATGGCGCGTAATGCCCACCCCGAGGCAGGGCTATTATCTCAAAGACGGCGGCCGCGTTCCCGGCACCACCACGGTTATCGGCCGGTTCAAGGAGTCGGGCGCCCTCATGCAGTGGGCCTTCAAGCAGGGCAAGGAGGGCGCTCCGAGTCTTTACGCCGAGGCCGAAAAGGCGGCCGAGATTGGCACCCATGCGCATGCCATGGTGGAGGCGCACATCAAGGGCCTCGATCTGCCCCCCGCCATGCCTGATTTGTCCATGCAGGAGCGCGCAGTTTCTTGCTTTGGCGCTTATCTGACTTGGGCAAAGAATTACGATGTGAATGTGATCGATCAGGAAATCGGATTGGTCTCGGAGAAATATCGCTATGGCGGAACAGTGGATGCCATTGGCCTTATTGGCAATCAGTTGGTCTTACTCGACTGGAAAACTTCAAACGCCATTTATACTGATTACCTGGTGCAACTTGCGGCCTATGGAAATCTCTGGGAAGAGAATTTTCCCGATCGCCCCATAACCGGAGGCTACCACTTACTCCGCTTCAGCAAAGAGAATGGCGACTTCGCCCACCATTATTATGCCCAGCTCGACAGTGCTTGGCGCCAATTCCAGCTCTTTCGTGAAGCATACGAGATCGACAAGGAACTAAAGAAACGAGCAGCATAAAGGATGATTATCATGGCTAAGTCGACTATAACCATCAAAAGTTGCGGTCCGTCCAAAAAATTCCCGGAGAAATACGGATGGATTTTGGATAACACCGATCCCGGAACGTTCTGGAATGTTTCACTGGCGGAAGCTACCGAAGCCAAGAACCATATCGGCTCGACTTGCGTCATTCAACACCACACTAATCCCAAGGGATATACGCAGGTGGACGGCATTGTCTTCGGTGAGGGCAAACCCGCCTCCAATGGACATGCACCCAGCAACGGAAGCGGCCCCGAGAAGGGGATGATCATCAAGGAGTCCGTGGCTCTACTCGCCGCCGGAAAAACGCCCAATCAGGTCTTGGGCTATTTCCGGAGCGCCGAGGAAATCTATCGCCGTCTTAAATCGCCGGAGTCGGAAGACCCGAGTGATAGTTTGGACGATACGTTCTGATGATCGTCAAGCCCAGCCAAGTCGAGGCGGCACTAGCCTTTAAGGATGGTGACCATGTCGCACAGATATTCTGGGAAGCAGAAATGGCGCGCCTTAATTATGAGGAAGCGAGAGCGGAGGCCGAAGAGAGCTTTAATACTGGCTCTGTTCCGAGCAAGAAAAATAGAGCGACTCTCTTACCCAAGGTCAAGGAGTTGGCTCGCGCTAAGATTTTAGCCGAAACGGAAGAGCGCCGTTTAAAGGCCAAGCTGGGAAAGGCCGACGCTATCATAGAGCTATACCGGACTGAGAGCGCCAATGCGCGGGAGGGGGTTTTGTGAAGCGTGTCAAATCCGCCGCTTATCTGGATTTTATCCGTGCGCTGCCGTGCTGCATTTGCCTGGACAATACATCCACGGAGGCAGCGCATATAAGATTTGGGGATCGGCGCGCAGCGAAGCGCCCAACAGGATTGGGCGAGCGGCCGGACGACAGGTGGGCAATTCCATTGTGCGGAGCACATCACCGATGGCAGCATGCGCGCGGCGAGAAACTGTTCTGGGAGGAAATGGATAAAGACCCTATTTTCCTGGCCTTGGCGCTTCAAGCCAGTGCAGGAGATCTGGAGGCGGCCGAGGAAATCATCCGGGGCCATCGCCAAGGCTAAGGAGCGGAAATGAACTACCCACCGATACAATGCCTTCACGGTTTATATTGGCGCTGCGAAGCGTGCGGCACGCTCACCCGCACCGACGACTGCGACTGCACAAAAATGAATACTGATACGCAGCGTCTAGTCCCGTTAACGTGGATTAGTGAAAGCGAACTCAAGGCTATGCGCGCCATCAACGCCGAGTTGGTGGAGGCATGTCTATGGCTCAAGATTTACGCTGAAGTGCAAGTTAGAAACCATCCTGACGCCACTGATACACCGGACTGGCAAAGGCTTTTGGTCGCTCTCGCCAAGGCCCAGGAGCAGAAATGAATGATCTTGTGCAGCAGTTGCGGCGTATGGGCATTGGAAGAAGTGATGGTCCTTGGCCGACTTGTCATAAAGCCGCCGACGAAATCGAACGCCTCCGCGTCCTCAACGCCGAGTTGGTGGCGGTGTTAGAAGCGGTCGATGTATTATGGGATGAGGTGGAGCTTAATCCAGAGGTCAGAATATTGCACGCAAGGGTTTGTGCCGCTCTCGCCAAGGCTAGGGAGTCAGTCTAGGGCTTTACAGGCTTGCCCTGGCCTTGCCATTGGCCAATGAGGGAATAGCCGCGGTTATCGGCGGAGGCGCCAATTTTCCATCCGGCTTTTTCATAGTCTGCGGCTCGCGCCCGAGGGACGTAACAAAGGAAGGTACAAGGCACTTGCTCAAATCCGCCCATAGGGTCCAGGCTTGCCCGAGATCGATGATCTCCACCGTCTCCACCCCACCCCTCACCTGAATCAACTCCATCGGACTCTCGGGATGGGCGCGGCGAATACGGATCAGATTCTTCCTCATACATTCAACTTCTTTCTTTCCGTGATGCAGTTTTTGAGGATATATTGGGTATTGCCGACCGAGCCGTTTTCTTCAGTAAGGCTAGAAGCAAGGGTAATGGCTTTGCGATCTTCTTTCACTAACCAGCCGACAGAGTGGCAAATGGCGGGGGTATGGTCGATGGAGTCAGTCCAAGCGCCGTTAGCGTGATGGTCCAACCAGATAATGCGTAAAAGCGGGCGGGCTGCGCCCTTTGGAGGCTTTCGCAATGTAAACCCCGTTAATGATGTGCGATATGGTGCCGGCGTTGGTGTTCTTTGCGATGGGGGCGGTGTTCAGCTCGATACTCGCGGTTAGCTTAATTCTTTTATGGCCGTACCGCTGAACCAGGTGCCGCAGTCCTGACAGTGATAGCGTTGATAACGCCGAGAACGAGCAACCGAAACGCCGCGGCGCTGGATATTTTTGGAAAGACAGGTAGGACAACCATGGGCACCATTGAAGACCCTGAAATCGGGAAGTTTGGCCCATGGTTTGAGGCGCTCATAAACGCGAACCAGGAGGGTGACATCCTGCGCATTATATCGACGCATTCGTCGCCAGGATTTGGCATTACCCTCTACACAACCACGCCAGAGTTCGGCCCCCGTATTCGGTATTTTCCGGCCGACTCCGAAATAACGGCCGAGATTATCAAGCTTATTGCTGTCAAATTTGAATGTTCGCCTGGCGAGCTTGAGGGTATCTATCGTTTTGAAGGGGGCAGGTGGCTTAAAACCGTGGACGGCTAGTCGCGCGTTGATTTTCTTCAGGTCAAAGGAGTCGCCGTTATGAGCAACGACTACATCAGCCTCATCAAGTATTTTCCACAGGTCAGCGACCAGCTGGGCGTCATCGTGCTTGTTCTTCTGGTAACGCGGGTAGTCGGGAAGACAATAGGTTTTTACGGCCTTCTCGCCCGCCCACTGGACGGCAAATCCTAATATGAAGGTGTCTCTTTCAACCCAAACGGCATTGGCTTCAAAGAGGGTCCATACGGTGGCAAGGATCGGAGCGGTTTCTATATCTATGAACGCGACTCTCGGTCCTTCGCTCAATCTTTCTCCCGAAAAAGGTAATCATAAATATGGATGCAATACCAAATCAGGGCAGCTCCCGCGGCAGCTTCGGGCAGAAGACCGCCGAGGGACCCAAGGACCGCCATCAATGAAATCCAATCTCCCGCCACTATAAGATGATGGTGCGAGTCCATCACTCACCACAACGGAAATGAAGGCATGTCCCATGGACGACTTCGGTTTTATAGCCGCGATGCTGATTATAATGGGTGTTGTGCTTATGCTTTGCTTGCGCTATTAGGCGCTGTTGAATGAGCGGGGCTAGAACGTGTAGCCCCGCCGCATTCAATTCGAGCACAGGTCCGATTGCCGTTAGAATGGCAAGGACCACCGCCAAGCTAACCATCAGCCCGCTACGACATGAGCGCCGTTGCTCATCATCATCTGCTGAGTGGCCGGGGGCAGCGCCGCAAAGGCCGAAGCCGTGACGGTCGGGCCAATCACCACATTCGGGTTATTGGCCGACGAAGGGGCCTGGTCATGGTGAAACAGGTGCAGCGGGTCGAGCGCATCCTGCCCCGCGGCGGTTTTCATGCCGGCCAGGACGGTGGTGGCGCCAGCGCCAATGATGACCTGCTGAAGAATGTCGGAGCTCGACGGAATCAGATTGCCGAGGTCACCAACAATGCCTGTGAGTGCAATAGCCATTTTCATTTCCTCCTTGGGGTTAATCGAGAACGTTGGTTTCTTGCACCACCATTGCGACGATGCCGAAGAAACCGATAGCCATAGTCGAGATATTATGTGCCCAACTATCCGCAAAGGGCACATTGAAGGCGAGCAGTAAGGCCGCAAGTCCGGCATAGGTTGACGGCTCGCGGCCCCGAGCAATCAGCCACCTTAAAACATTTTTCATTTGAGGTTTGCTATGTGTTGGAGTGTGATATGGGGCAGGATACCCACGGTAATCGAACCGGGTGGGCACCAATGCCAAAAGAAGTGTACGGCCAGGCCGCCGACGAGGGCGCCCCACAGGAAAATGGAGAGCGGGAAAGCCTTGCCCATATTGTAGATAAAGCGCGAGAGCGTCGTGTTCTTGTTCTTGAATCCGCGTATTTCAAAGATCGTAAAGAAAATCACAAAGCCTATTCCGCCCAAAATCCAGGGCCAATTGTCGATCATGATTCTCTCGTAAACATGACGGTCGGGTCCAGCTTGTCAATTTCGGCCAGCATAGGGGCGCAGCCGGGCTGGGTATCCCACACATGCGGGTCATAGACGCCATCATGCACATACTTCCCGGGCTTTTGCTGATTGGTGCCGCCCCAGATATAGGGCGAATGGGTGCCGTATCCCCACCCATTAAAGCCCGTGGCCCAGAACAGCATCTTTTCGAGATTCCAATCTATGACTTGGGTCAGGCCGTCGAGCCTAAGGGCATCGACTGCACCTGCTAGGAAATTAGGAAACGGTCCTCGTCCCCGTGGGACCAAAGTGGTGCGTATGCGTAAGGACTGGCCATTGCCGAGGTAAGCAGAGAAATTGGCATCACTTTCACGCCGATGAAGCACAGCGACCATAGGCCAAGGGACAGAAGTTGCCTCTTCGACATTTTGGTATTCCTTTTTATGGGCAATGGCGAAGCCGGCCAACCCTTCGAACTCCGCGCGCCTATTGGTATTGATGACCATCGCATCCCACATGCGGGCGTAAACTGGCCAGACTGCGCTGTATCTCATCATACGCCGCCCGCCGGCATGAAGCATCGGACGCTGAATTTTTTGGTTTCACCGAGCATCCAATATCCCCAGACAAGAGCGCGGCCATATTTGTTCGGGCCGGGCACGACTGCGGATGCCGGCACATCGACCCATTCGTTTTCAATCCTAACTTGATAATTGCCCTTGGGGTCGGCTCTCCAATCGGGGTCCATAATGGGCTCCGCATCGGTCCCATCACAGCAGGGCAGGCCGGCGTCAGACCTGAGCCCTGCCGCCCATTTATTGAGATCCGGTCTGTCGGCAAGATGGGCGTGCGCTAAGCTATGAAACCATATCCCCGCTGTTAGCACGAACAAGACGAGGAAAAGAAAACTCAAGAGCACATAGCCGACAAGAGATAGAATCCGCATCAAGTGGTTCCCTCTTTGGGGGTCATGATGATTTGGCAAGCGGCGCCGGCCATCTTCAGTCCTTCGATGTTTCCGGCATATTCAAGAAATTTATTCGCCTCTGAAAGGCAGTGCTCGAGGTCGGGTACCTCAATCTTGCCCTGGGTCGGCTTATCTCCAACTAGCATCATGAGAACAAGCAAAATATGGGCCGTCATTAACGCATTCTCCTGGCTCTTAGGATTCCATAATATCCACAGGTGGCACTGCCGCTATCGTTAAGCACATTCAGATAATAGATAGCACTGCTCGATAGAGTTACACGTGTATGAAGACCGTGGACTCCAAGCGGGAATCCGGACGCTACGCTGGCCGTCGCATTGGCGCTGTATTTGACGTAGGCATATCCATCGGCAGGCACGGAAAAGGCCGCAGCCGTGGTTTCGCCGGAGGCCGCAGATAACGCAACATAGGTCGCATTATTGAAGCCTGACGATATATAGATGCTTCCGTCCAGATCCCAGTCGCCGGCAGTAAGTCCAAGACTGAGAACATTCGAGGTCGCATTGGGCGCGATGGCGACGGCCGCGCCGGAGGCAACAGTGGATTTTAATTGCTCTCCTATTGTTCCCACGAAGGCGTCAGATGCGTCTGTAACGCCGGGGGTAGTTTGGTCTGCACCCTGGGCAATCCATTGCCCCGAACCAGTCGAGGAATAGGTAAACCGAGCCATGCTGCCGGTGCGGAATTCGCCCCCCTTGAGGTTAAGTCCGGCGACTACTTGCAGGGGCTTGGCGGTCAGACCATCCACGGCCAGAGTTGCAGATGAATCATTCGTTGCGTGAAATTGGACTCCGACCGTATAGCCGGACGTTAGGGCGGCCTCTATTTGATTACTGGTTGCAGTATAGGCCGTGCTCGAGCCGCCGGTAACGATGGTACAGTTATTGTCATCCCGCCATGCGGCCACCGAGGCCATCTCGGCCCGGGCGCTGTCGTTGACCTGGGAGGGCGCCATACCTTCCGCCCAATTGATATTAGTGTCAGCGTTGCTATTGCTGGCCGCGGTTTTCGACCAGACTTGAAGACCAATGGCCATTTATGATTTCCTAATAGAGAGACTTGAATTGCGACGGCAACCCTAAGGGGGTCGGCAGTCTCTGAAGCAAGGTTTGTAGCTGCTCCATATTGATCTGCGGCCGCTGCGCCTGGGTTATCGTGCCCTGCGGTGGCAGTTGGAGTTGCGCGAATTGCGGTATCTGTGATGTCTGACCCGGGGCTGCTGCGCTCCAGCTGCCGAAACCGCCCGCTAGTGCCTGCTGCTGTTGGGGCTGTTGTGGCGCTCCCAGAGCTGGCAGTTGTGGCGCGGCTTGTGGCCCAAGTGGGAAATTGCTTGATATCGGTGTGCTAGAAACGTTTTGGGCAATGCCGTGTTGCGGGGCAATATTCGGAATCCCGCTGCCCTCGAATTTGTTGACCCAGAACTTGGAGAAATCCCCGGCCGTGATCTGATCGGCCGGCACCCCATAAAGCGGACTGCCGCGGGGAATATTGCCGGTGATCGCCCTCTTGGCTACTTCCCCCGAAGGATAATATTGCTTGATAACTTGCCAAGCAGGGGTACTGGGCTCTGCGGTCAACAGGGCGGGCCCGCCAGCAATGCCTTGCTGGTGCATGAGGTAGATTTCACCCGGAGTGGGGTCGCGTCCCAGGCGTTTTTGCAATATCCCGGTGAACTCTTGTCGCTCCTGCGCTACTGCTCTTGCTTGCTGCGCGGGGTCGGACGAGTCAGTAATGCCGTATTTCTTGCTTTCCGCAGGTCCGAATTGACCTAATCCCCTATTGCTCCCCGTTACGGCATTAGGGTCCCCGCCGCTTTCGATTTGGAATAGTCGCGACGTGTATGGATCAAGGCTCGCCGAGAAGTCGGTTCCGAGAATGGAGGCCATTATTGCAGCCCCAGAATTGCGCTTCGTATAAGCTGGTCTCTAATGGGTCCCTTGGCATCAATTTGCGGAAGGGCTGCCTTGCGTTGCAGGCCCAATGGGGACCGCATTGCAATCATCTCGGCAAGGCTTTTAGCGCGAGATTTGGTGAGTGCGTTGTCGCCTAAGCGAGCGCCGATCATTCCGGCCCAAACGGGAAGGGAGAGCCCACCGGTTTTGGCTGCGGCCCCCAATTGTCCCATGATGGGAATCACATGGGCGGCACCACCACGGCCGAACTGCCGCAGGAAATTGCCACCCAGGTCCCCGCCATTTATCAAATCGACTTGCGCACGTTCATCCGGTTTCAGGTTGCGCATGACCTGCGGATTATCGAGAAGAGCCCCGACTTTGGACCTTATTTGATTGGCTTCCGACCCATGGACGTTCCTATCTGCGGCGTGTTCGGCCTTACTGAGACGGACGTCCACCGTGCGGAGGTCGGAGAGCGCGCCGTGAGTTTGATTGGCTTCTCTAAGGATTGCACTCGCGGCCTGGGGGTCGCCAGCCACAACATGACCCGGAGGGGGATTTTCAAGATACTGAGCAAAAGGACGCTTAAGCGCCATAGCGGCGGCAGCATCCGATGTCGGACGAGGCCCGCTGGTGGTGAATTGGGTTTCGGATGCGATGTCGTTGATTTGGCGCCGAATAGTATCAAGATTTGCGGCGGTAACGGTTGCATCTGGCGGCATAGACTGCAGCCGCTCGACAAGGGCCATGGTTTTAGGAGCGGTGCCATCCCGGCCCCCCGTAAAGGCGTATTCGGGACTATTGGTAAGGTGCTGCTCGGCGGCGGCACCGAATTGGGCCAATCCTTGGGGATGGTATTCAACTCCGGAATTACGATAGTCCTTGTATAAAGTCCTTTCCCGAGCTGCTAGTTCCGCCTGGGTGGGGACGGCCGCCTCTACGGCCCTCGGGCCGAATGTTCTGCTAGCCGCAGCGCCGCCCGCCAGAGACCCGGCAATACGTCCTGGCGTTCCCGCTACGTTCTCCCCTATCTCGCCGGCCGCCCCACTGGCGGCGCCCCCAAGGGCTTTAAGGGCCAAGGAACCGACACCCGTGTAACTGAGGGGGTTAGTTAATCCCTCGGCGCCCCCCGCAACCGTCTTTTCGGCTGGCGATTGCGGCGGGGGCAGGTCTCGGCCGGTGACGCTGCTATAGGCGCCGCGGGTTTGCGCGGAGGTCGGGGCCAGTGAAAGCGCTGACAGGCCGGGGCCGACTCCCGGAATGGCCGCCATGCTGGCAGATATGGCAGTACGCCCAAGCTGCCCGAGATTATTCATGGCGTCTTGAATGCCCTGAGGCATCTGGCCAACCAGCGAGCTGCGCAAATCGCCAGGACCGCCGGGTCCGCTTGCTAGGCCATATTCGGCCGCCTTGCCCAAGCCGGGGCTTTGCTGGAGTTCAAAGCCAGGCGGTAGCCCAGCCGGGGCCGCAGTGGGTTCTAGTTCAAACCCAGCAGGGAGGGCTACTGAACCGGCTGCCATTGTCCGCCCTTGAATATAATACGCTGTCCGGTCTGCTTATTGATTGCCATGGAGCCCTCTTGAACTTGTGGGGCCGCAGTCTGTTGCGGAGCCTGTCCGCCCCCCTTGAGGCGAGCAATGGTTTGATCAATCTTGTTGAGGGCTTCTTTGGTTTTGGGATCGAGAATGGGAAAGATATTTTCCCCATGGGAACCATAGACCTGATCCCGCGCCGTTTGGAGGGAATTCATCTTGCCGAAGATCAGATTACGGAAGGCTTCCAAGGCACCGGCAGATTCGGCGGGTGTGTTGGTTTGTGAGAAATCCCGAGCAGTATTCAATCGTTCTGTTTCGCCGCCCCCGGCGCTGCCGGAATAGAGTTTGCCGACTTCGCCTGATGCCCGAGCGGCCGTTTCATTCACCCGCTTGACGGTCCCGCCTTGCGAGGAAGCGGTGTTCTTGATTCGATTAACAACATTGGCGACCGGACCGGAACCGGGCAACCATTCTGGTAGCGGGCCGCCTGTATTATGCAATTCTTCTAGAGCATCGGCCAATTCGGCACCGTGTTGTAGGGCCGTATTCAGAAGAATTTTCTGGCCGCCGTTAGAGCTTGGCGAGGTTTGCCCCATGCCCCGCGCAAAGGTTTGGCGTTGTGGGATGAGGGTTTCATCAAAGTTCGGGTCAATGGCATGGGCAAGCCGCATCACCATATCGCGCGAGGGACCGCGGGGCGGCAAATTGGTTGGAGTGGACTTCCCGCTAATCATTGCATCAACAACATTGCGGATGCTGTTGGGGACACTTTTCAAAAGTTCCTCGGGCGGCAGGCCGGATGCCCTCCCGCGCTCAATGGCATTAAACATTTCGTCCGTAGTATTGCCTTGAACCGCGCCTCCTCCGCCCGCAGCTTGTATGGGCGCCGCGCTCATAGAAGGATTGGGGCCGCCGCGCTGGACAGCAAAACTCTTTTGCCCCGTGAATGGATCGACTCCGGTTTCAACGAATTTTGGCGCCACGTCCAAATAAGCAGGCGCCAATTGCTTGGCCAATTCTGGATCGAGTGCTGCGGCGCGAGCCTGCGGCTCCGGCATGCCAGCTTTTAGAAAGGCTTGATATTTTGCCTGTAGTTGCTGTTGGCCTATCGCTTGCTGCTGAATGGCTGGGCTGAAGGCGCCGGCCAAGCCGCCAGGCCCCGCGCCCTGTCCCGTCAAGAGCCCCAGAATGCCGCCGTTGCTACCGATGCTATCAAAAAGACCAGGCATTTTATACTCCGATGCCCTTGAAGAGATTGCCAAGGGCGGGGGTAGCCCCTCCAAACAAGCCGCTATTGCCGCCGAGAATGCCGCCAAGCATCCCGATATCCTGCAAGATGCTCGGCGTGCCTACCGTATTCGAAGTGCCGGTTCCGGAAGCCGCGGCCGTTCCGGAATTATTGCCGGTATTGAAACCGCCCATGCCGGCGAGCGGCAGGGTGATGCCCTCCACTCCTGCGAGATTGGATAGGGGTAGATTGTAGGCCGTCTGTGCATTCTGTAGCTGCTGCAACGCGGGGGCCATCTGGATGCCGGGCTGCATTGCTGCAGCGCCCAAGCCAGCCTGCTGGTTGCCAGTGATGGCGTTTGCGGTACCGTAGTTAGCGCCAAACATCTGCGAACCGGCATTAATCGTATTCTGCACGTCTTGGTTATATTGGCCGAGCAGCATGGGAGCTTCGGCGTTGGCGATGCCTTGACCGAGTGCATAGGACTGGGCGCCGCCGCCTGTGCGGCCTGCACCGCTAAAAATGGCATTGTTTTGCTGGGTGGCATTGTATTGTGCCGCCTGCAAAGCTTTCTGAATTTCCGGGTTCTGGGTCGGGTCAAGTGGAGCGTTGGCAATCGGAGCAAGTTGCTGCTGGAATGTCGTATTGCTCTGTTTCAACAACCCGGTCGGGTCGCCACCCAGCAATCCGCCGGTTACATTCGCCGCAGCCCCGCCGAAATTCGGCAGATTCATCCCGGCCTTATAAAGGTTTGTGCCGGCTTCGGTTTGCGCCGGAATAATCCCCGGATTCATGCCCGGGATGGTCTTTAGCAGGTTCAGCATCTCGACGCTGGACGGCAACCAAGGATTGGCCGAGGATTGGTTCTGGTTGCCGTAGGTGCTGTTTTGCTGCTGTGACGTGTCGGTAGTACTTGATGATTGTGTCATAAAGGTCTTTCAAGCATGATGAGGTCGCCGACATTGGCAACCGGCTTGTATTCTTTCAGAAGACGCTGCCAACCTCTGCGGCCTATCAGGCGCATCCGTTGGCGGTTTTCATCGCGTGCGTGGGCTTCAAGATCGTAAATGAGATGCCTCCAGGAATGGAAATCCGTTCCTGCGGCAACAATGATCTCACAGGCATCACCGAATAATCCGGTGATCGCAATGCCCTTTATCTGTTTTCCGTCATAGGCGAGCCAGAGCAGAGACAGCCCCATAAAGACGTTCTTTTTGGTCTGCTCGTAATCTTCGCAGCCGTAGCTGATGCCCTTGCGGACAAGATTTTCGACCAAAGGCCAGACTTGATCCATAAGGGCAGGATCAACGCAGAGTGCTTTCACCCGATTCTGACTGCCGTGATGAAGCTATCCGCGCTACTGCCACTCTTGTTAAACTTGATAATTCCGGTGGCCGTAAACGCGTTTGCCGCACTTAGTTTCAGGTTGCTCGCCGGAGAGATAATAGTCCCACTCAGGGAAATTTGGGCAGGTGAGCTGCTTCCCGAAGTGGCTGTCGCCCCGCTGGCAATAACAGTGGTTCCGTCCCATAGCTTGACAAAGAATTGGGTATTTGTGGCCGTGTCCTCCAACGTGAGGCTGCCGCTGACATACCAAACCCCTGCTGAGCCCTGGCTTACGCTAGGTCCATCAAAAAATGCCGTAGACCCCATTGCAATGTCGGCCGTTGTGGCCTTGGTAAGACTATTCAGCGGGAAATTCGTAGTCCCAAGGCTTGCTATGTCTACCTGCGCAAAGGTGCCGTCGTTGCGGTTAAAGGTATTGGTCATCTGCTATTTCGATATAACCCTTATAAGGACCACCATGGACGCAACGGCCGCACCTCTTCCCGGCAACTATTAACCGGCATTTATTACAGCAGGGGCAGCTATGAGGTATTACCCATTCTTCATAGAGGCCGTCCCATTCAGCCAATGGCAAGATAGTTGTAGGTCTTATCGGTATTCGCATTGCTGGCATGGTTGACGATAAACTGCCCCCTGATAATATTGGTGGACGGCACGGATACAGTCGTCACCGCGGCCGCTGCATTTGCAGTCGTCGGGAATAAAAACACTGCGCTCTGCGGACCGCAGGTAACGGCAGTGACGGTTGTGGCCGTTCCGGTCGTTAGCGTGACGGTACCAACTGCGTTAGAGCGCCCCTCGATTAACTGCTTAATGGCAGTATTGATGATAAGCTGGTTTTGCTCGGCTAGATTGATATATAACCCGGAACCGACCGTCACCGCTGCCCTTCCAAGCTAATAATAGGCTCGATGCCCGCAGCAAAGGTCCAAGTCGAGGCTGCAGTAATTCTAATCTTGGCCCTCGCATAGCGGGTGGTGGCGCGACAGGGAATAATCCCAACTGCATTGGTAATCTGCTCGGTAGTGTAGGTGGAAGCATTTTCTTCCGCTTCACGCTCCGAGAGCGAGCCAAATATATTAGCCTTTGGAGCATCGGTGATCGGGCGAAAGCCGCTGATGAAAATGCGCCGCATGCTATCGCCATGCTCGGCGGATTCAAGCGTGGCCTGCAATGTCGGGCCATTGAAAAAGCCCGCCTTGTGGTTGGCGTCAACCGCAGCAATCGCCGGAAGCTGGGCAATCGAAATCGAATCGAAGGAACCCAGGTTAAGCGTGTCAATGTCGCCTTGCTGGAACGTGATCGCGCTCGAACTCGTCGTGGTCGCGCTGCTGGTCGTTCCCACCAATGCCCCTTGGAGGGCGCCAACGCCGCCGGCCGCGGATATCTTGAACGAATTCGTGGTAAAGCTGGTCGAGCTGATGTAATAAGGAGTGGCGGCAGTCAGCCCCACAACATTGGTGCCGAAGTAAATCCCCTGCCCGATAGACATGCCGTGATTGCTGGCGTTCACCACCAAGGCTGAGGTCGAGGTGGTGATCGAGCTTACCGCGACGGACGGCTGAACGCCAAATGCCGCGTCGGTCTGCTCAAGCGTCAGGCCAGGAGCCGCAAGGGGCGCGAAATATTCTCCGGTCGTGGTAATTGAGGACCATCTATCCAATACCCAATCATAGCATAGGATAGTGTCGAACATCGTCTGTGCTTGCTGCTGGCTCTTATAAGCCCAATAGACCCTTGTTTTGGTCGGATCTGCGCAGCCTATGATCAGTTGCAGGTTGCTGGTGTCGACGTTATTAAAGAACGTCCTGTCCACTCTCTCTTTACCGATCGGCGTCGGATTGGCTCCCGGGTTCCACATCTTGAAACCCTGAGTAGAGAGATAGAAAATACCCACATCGGAATTGATGATCGAGTAGGGGGCATATAGGCCCTCGCCTTGCGCGATCTTATCAATGCCGAATATGTAAGGACTGCCTGGCGCATAAGTCATGCGCCGGATCATGCGGTCCTGAAAGATAAGTCCAAAGACATCACCACCAGACACTCCGCGGCAGATGCCTCCGTCCGCTAGATCCTGGAAGTCCGATTGGTTGATGCCGGCAGTCCAGCTTGTGACAGAGCCATTACCGGACCACTGGACACGATATACGTTTGGAGAGGCGAGGCCAGAAAGAACGACGAACTGGTTGACAACGGTAATATACGCAGCTTGGGGAGGCGATCCCCCAAGGTCTGCAAATGCGCTTGATGCGGTAAGATCATAGACCTGAACTGGGACATTTACCTGGGTGGCCAAAATGAAGTTATTGAACTGCTCGAAATCCCATTGGGCTGTACTGGATAGGGCTGTATAAGGCCCGCCGCCCTTGGAGACATTTGTCCATGCCTGCGTGGCACTATTGAGCAGGTAGAGATTGGTCGAAGTGGCTGCAAAGACCGCGATAGTACCATCATTCTTCAGGGCATAGAAGAAGCCGCGGCACTGACCAGGGAGCGCCGAGCTGAAGGCCGCGAAGGATGGAAACGGTCCATAGCCGTCGCCCTGCGGGACAACGTTGGTTGCGTCTTTGGTATGCTGCCCCTGATAGTCTGCAACGTCCGGGCGATACTCTCCGAACGATATCAGGTTGGCCATTAGGGGGTGGCCCCGTAGCTAGAGCCAGCCACCCGGATGGCTAACTGGCCTTCTTCCCTAAATCGTTTGGTATGGATTTGTTCGAAAACCGCTGACTTGGCTTGCTGATAGACCTGCGCCTGCTCGTAGTCCTTCATATAGCGATAGATTTGCTCGAGGACTCCGTTCCAATAGGCATCCACATAATTGACAAAAAGCCAATTCAGTGAGCCTGAGAGAGCGGCGGTTTTGGCATAATAATCGAATTCGAGCGGCGTGCCGTCAATTGGCATAATTTTGAGGTTGTTTCCCTCGATTGTAAAAACACGTGGTAAGTCGGTTTCGACGATTGGTAAGAATGTAGGAAATTCAACCGACAATATTGAAGGGTGGACATATTGCAGTTCCGTGGTGGGCGTGCCCGTCCAGGTGACGCGCCGCCATCCCATATAGTCGCTTGGCAGTGAGCAAATACCCTGCGGGGCCTGGACTTGGCCGCCGCTGGTATAGGTATGGGTAAAGGTCGAGCTCTGCAGGTCGAGTTGGGTCGTATTAATGACCGTGATAATCCAAGTCCCGTTTGCCTCCGTGGTGCCGCCTACGGATGAAACGGCCAATTCCTGCCCGGTGGTAAGGGTCGATGTACTGGTGATAGAAAGTCGAATAAGGCCGCTTCCATTATTAACGGCACCAGAGACCAGAATAGCAGCAGGGTTGGAGGGAACAAGAATGGTGGTTGTTTCAGCCAATCGTTGACGGAATAGCTCACGCGCTGCCTCCACTTCAAACAGGGTGATACAGTCGATAATCTGGCTGGTCAAGTCGGAGCGGACGATCTGATCCGCTATTGCCGCTTGAAAGGTTGCGTAAGTATTTAGTGCCATTCAAAGACCCAGCGTCCATCACCCTTATAGACAAGTCGGGTGGGGTTATCGGTGAAATGTGGGCGTGTCGGCCCCTCCCATTGGCATTCTAGTGCCTTGCATGGGCCGTCCTTGTATTGCATGTTATAGTCGTCAATGGTCCCGCGGTAGCAGGTGCGATCACCGCAGGGCATTTGTCGCTTCAAATAAGAGTTTTTTCTGCAATGGTGCCTTATCGACGCGCGGACGATCCACTCGCGACCACGAACCGCCGCCAGCCTCTCCGATGAGTCGCCAATTGGCCGCGGTTAGCGATGTGCCGGGTTCGCTGGCAAGAATGTACGTCCCTATGCGCTTGAACCCGAGAGCAAAAGCCGCACGCGCGCTGGCTCCATAGAGGAACGAACATGCGTTGCGCGTGCCATCCGTGCAGAGCCGCGTTACTTCCGCGGTAACGCCATCATCCCGCATACGCGATACTGGCCGGCCGACTATAGCAACGCCAATAATCTTCCCGTCACTTGCTGCACCCAGCGAAAATAAATGGCCTATAACCGGCTTATGATGCCGATGGAGCGCGGCGACGAAGGCATTAGCCTCGCCCAAACTGACGCGCTCTAGCGTGAGCTTCATTCCGCCCCCAGCCCAGCCTATACGGGTTGCTCGGATTGTAAGTCCAGAACACTCGATACTGCGGGTCTTTCATTTTCTTGTCAACCCAGGCCCAAAACTCAGCATTCATGGGCTTATGGGGCGCAAAGCCATCGCCGCAATATTCGTTATAGAAGGCAATGATCTGAGTCTGAGGTAGGCTCCACTTGTGATGAAAGTCCCGCCCGTGTTGCGGCCGATCGGATAAGAGCTTGGCCCCGTCCGCAATGTTCTGCGCGTCCTCGTAGTTCCTGACGACAACCGTGTCGCCATCAAGCTGAATGTTGGTTTTCATCAGCGTATAATATGATTTTCTGAGCTAATTATCATAGTACAGCATGAATACCAGAGCTTGGCTGAGTTGCAGCCTTGGAAAACGCAGTTGAGATGGCGGTCAGAATGCCTTTTTCCTGATTGGACAGGCCGGTATCCGCCGACGCTTGGCTGGCAATGGACGTTACCATCTGGGTGCAGGTGGTCGTCGTGCCGGAGGCTTGGGTAAGGCAGAGCGCCACCATGGAATCCGTAAACCAGGTGAGAAGTTGTCTTCCATCAATATTGGAGGCCATTTTTAAACCTGACTGTGAGTGCTGGCGGCAGGCGTGGCGTTGCCCACTGCGCTGGTGAGCAATGTAACGAGGCCGCTTTCCACGCTGGTAAGACCGGTATCAATGGCAATCATCGAGGATAGTTGAGTTGCAAAATTGCCGGTTGTAACCGAGCTGGCCGAGGAGAAGGCCGTCAGGGCCGAGGCCATGGCGGTATAGAGGGTTCGAAAGTCCACCCCACCGCCCAAGGCGCTGTTGTGAATGCTGCTGGACGGCTGCGCAGAGCCGATAGCGCTGCTGATCTGGGTCAGGATCTTGCTTTCCCCCGACGACAGCGAGGTGTCGGCAGTCTGCTGGGATCCTATCGAGGTTGCGAAGGTGGCAGTAGAAACACCAGTTGCAGAAGTGTAGGCGGTCAACACGGAAACCATGGCCGTGAGTACCGTCCTAGAATCGACCGTAGAGGCCATTATGTTATCTCCGTTTTCATTTACGACATCTCCGTCACGCTTAAGGAACCGGTCGTGCTGGCTGTCGAGCTAAAAGTAACGATGTTGCCTGGAACACAAGAAAAGTAGTCGCCACCGGCGGTATTGGCCGCAATCAGCGCCCCCACTCCCGTGGAGGCCGCCGCGACATCAATAGACAGAAAGCCCGGAAGCTGGGAAAGCACCCGAAGGTGATAAATGCCGGGGCTTACACCGGTGGTCGAAAAGGCTCCCGATCCGGTATAGTTCAGGACTTTATTGAGGCCAAGCCGCGACGAAGATGCCTTTTGAAAAAAAGCGCTCATGACATCTCCGTCACGCTGATTGTGCCGCTGGCAGTCGTGGTCGAGCTGAACGCGAAAGCCTGCCCGGGGGTGACAGTGAAGTAGTCCCCAGCCGCGGTGTTGGCTGCGAGAAGGGCCCCACCGGTTGACGATGAAATCAAGCCGGTGGTGTTGTCGATCGAACACCAGCCATTCACCTGAGAGAGTACCCGGACTTGATAAGTCTCTGACAGGAAGGGGGTGGTAAGGAGCGTCCCGCTTCCTGTATATTGAAGCAATTGGTTCTTAAGAAGCCGGGATGCCGGCTGCTTCGTGAAGAAGGACGCCATTGGATTAAAACTCCTGGACGACGTGCGTCACGAACCCAGCCTGGCTGGTCGAACCAACGGTAAGAATGACATCGCCGGGATTCAGAAATACGGATGCCGTGCTAGTGATAGTAACCGGAGATCCGAGCGTCCCCGTAGTGGTCGTGACGCTGGTGCCGCTACTGATAACGGTAGCCGTGGCAGAGCCGGCCAGGAACGCCAGAACGTCAAAGCCTGTGACGTTTGTCGAGGTGCCGGCATTGTTGGGCGCAAACCATCCGGCCACATACTTGCACCGACCCACCATGACGGCCGTGCTGACGGGAGCACCGGAGCTTGATGTGGTTGCGACACTGTAAGTGCGGGTTCTAAAAGGATAGAGCTGAGCTAAAGCCATAAAAGGTGCCTCCCTGGGGGCGGGTTAAAATGTGCGTTTCCTGCACGATGATGTTGTTGTTATTTTAATAGAAGTCGCGCCGATTAGCCCAATGCGCGAGCTGGTATTCCATATCATCCATCGCACCAACTAGGTGCGCGGCTTCTTTGGATTTCTTGTCGATTTCCTGCTGCAAGGTAGAAACGCGATGCTGTAACTCAAGCTTGCGAGCATAGTATTTGCGCCACTGACGAGAGGATTCACAATAACCATATAATGGCGCTGGCTCCAGAATGTCGGACTCAGGAGGAACAACGAGCTCAATGTCCTTGTCAAGAATTTTAGTAATAAAGTACTGACAGGCGAGCCGTTGCTGGTTGTATTCACTATTTGCCGCCATATCGACACCATAGATGCCGATAGCTACTGGATTCTGCTCGATGGCTAAAGCGATCATGTAAGAAAGCTGTGAGGTCCACCAAAATGGACCGTACTTCTCGAACATCTCCTTGAGTGGATATTCCTTGGAGTTGGGAAAGTCCGGGTATTGTTTTTGCATGTAGACGAGTGGCTGAAGCTTGAGATACTCCAGCCACTCAGTCAGTCCTTCGCGTCTTTTAACGTCGAGATTGTGCAACTCAAACCAGACATCACATCGCCCTATTCCCTTGTTTGCAGGGCTACACGCCCAGATTTCCCATTCGGGATCTTGCAGGGGGGCAAAGTGAACTGAGGAAATTGCAGAACCAAGAATCGCTATCTTGCGATGCTTGGGGGTAAAATCCTGTTCGGTATGATCCGACACAATCTCTCCTTATATTAGGTTGACGTGGTGGTCGTAAACGCGATAGCGCCGGCGCCGATGGACATGCCCGTCACTTGCCACGCCGAGGTGGAAAGTGAAATCAGATCAATGTAAGCCGAGTTTTGGCCGAGCAAGGTCTGAAGACGTGGCACGATTGTATTGGTCGAGGTGCCGGTGGTGTAGATTTGGCAACTAGCGCTCGAGCTAGAGATGATCTGAAAGCCCGTGCTAGTCGAAGTGGCGCCCATCATAATGCTTTTATAAATACCGGCCGCCGGAGGGGCTGGCATGATATTGACTCCCCCGGTAGCCGCTGCGGTTATGATGCTCGTCCCATACGGAAGGAGAGACGGAAAGATTGTCCCCGCCCCTGTCGCCGTAGTGACAGATTGGACCGCGCCCTGTGCAGATGCGGCGCCAAGTGTCGTCATATACTTCTTGTTGGCGCTGTTACTGTGTACGATTGCAAGGTCGGTGGACCCCATAACCGTGGTCGTGGTACTGGTTAACAGTACCTCATTTTGTTCGAAGACAGTATAAAAAGACATTATGACCCCCTATGATTACGAGGTCGTCAGGTCGGTGACGAGGCCGGAGCCCTTTTCGTTGCGAGCCTCCAAGGTGTACTCCGACAGGATCATGCGGCGAACCGAGTCACCCGTCTGAGACAGTGGCACCGAAACCATGCGGCGGCCATTGACGAAAGCAATGCCCCACAGGTCCATCTGGAACGTGAACACGTCACGCTGCCGGCAGAAGCGGTTCGGAACCACTTTCAGGGTGCCGAAGTCCGACTCATAGGCGTCAACTGCCGCCACAATCTTCTTGCTGGCGGCCTGCTCGATGGGCGAGCTGCGGCCGGTGAAGGTCGAGAAGACCTGCTTATTGAAGCTGCCGGTCATGATGAGGTCGGGCTTGCCGCCGTTCACCCACACCGCCTGAAGCACGTTCTTCAACTGGGCCTCAGTAAAGGCGCGCTGGGTGCCGTTGGTGCGAACGCCCGAGCCGTCCGAGCCTGTCGGATCGACGCCCGTGGTGGCACCGGTCGACACGCTGGTATTGCCTTTAGCGCCAACGCCGATCCAAGACAGGACCGAACCCAGATGCCGCACGGCTGTATCGGAGCCGGTCGTGCTGCCCCACGTCGAGGCAATCAACGAACCCTCCATGTCGCGTTTCAATTCTAGCCCTTTAAGCATCTCCTGGTAGGCCATTTCGTTTCCACGCCCGGCGTGGTCAACAGCCTGCTGGGTGCCGGAAACCATGGGCACCTTGCGCGAGATTTGCGCGATGTTGCTCAAGCGAGCGGTAACGGTCGTGGCATCTGCCGCGGCGTCGTCGCCTTCAAGCACTGCGTTGGTGGTCTGCGCGGTGGCAAGGGCCTGTGTCTGCCATTCGTGCTTGACGGCGCTTGCTTTGGCCTTTTCGGCGCCCGACAAGAAGGGAGTTTCAGTCGGGTCAATTCTGTAAATAACGTCCGCGAGATCTTCGCGGTTGCCGATGGCCTCATACGAAGCCAGGGCATTGCTGGGGAGAGACATTTCGTTTTATCCTTTATCTGGAGCGCCGGGCTATGAGTAGCTCCGCGGCGTCTTTCCAGTTTCCTGTTGTGTCTAATCGTTTGCTCAAGGCAACTTCGATGCTGCTCTTGTCCGCATTGCGCGGCGCAGCAACACCGGGGCGCTGAACTTGTGGAATGGGCTTGGCAACAGCTTTGGGAATTGCAGCCTTGGCTTGGCGATAGAGAAGCGCCTCCCTGGTCATCTGCAATTGGCGACGATCATGAGGAGAAATCGAAGCGGTGCCTCGCTGCAATTGTGTTATCTCGTCTTCGGAATATCCTAAATCCCGATAGAGATTAACGGCGTCAGTCGCAAACTTGGTGGCCTTCTCGCTGTTTTTCAGCTCGGGCACGGTTTCAATGAATTGGTCCGTGTTGTCCTTGACGAATTTAGCGTATTGGGCCTGGTATTCCTGCTGCTGACGATCCTGGGCCGCCCTTAATTCTTGCTGCCGCCCTGCAATTTGCTTTTGCTTGGCGTCCCACAAGGCATAACGCGGCCAATCTTCCCTGGCGAGTCGCTCGACATCGGCATGAGTTCTGATATCGGCAAATTCGCCCAACTGCTGTCCTTGAAGCTCCTGAAGGGCCACTAAAGAGGCTTCTTCGTATTGCTTCCTTGCCTGTTCCAACTGTGCGCGTTCGGTCTCAAGGACCCTAGCGCGTTCAGCGGCTTCATTATGCGTCCGACGCACTTCCGCAGAGGCTTTGCTGTCATGATCCAAGAGGTACTCTTGGGTGTCACGGTCGAGCCTTGCCCATGCTTCCGCTTTGTCTTTCGCCCAGGACCTTGGCAAATCGAGTGGAGGCGCTTCCGCCTGGTCGGTTGCTTCGGTCGGTAGTTCGCCGGTAGCCTCTTCGGGAGGGGCGGCGTCAATTTCTCTCGCGGCGTCATTGACCTGCGATGGTGTCATTTCCTCCGCAGCGCGTTCTCCACTGGCATCGCGTTTATAGCGATATTGGCTCAGTGAATCCGCAGCCTGGCGGGGAGTAAGGGGGGTGGTGTCGCTTGTCGGTACAACTTCAGTGGCATTCTGTGGAATATCAAGATTCTCAGACAATTATCACCTTTTCAGATATTTGATATTGGCAAGGTCTTTGCTCGCGATCTTGCCATCGGAAACATATTTTTGCAGTTGATCCTTGACCAAATTCACGATGTGAACGGCCTGCCAGAGCTTTTCGCGAGCCTGGGTGTCTGCCACACGCGTATTGCGCCAAGCCAGCAGATACTCGGTTTCCAGATACGAAAAGACTTCTTTTAGGAGTTCACTTTGGAGCAGAGCTTCAGCAGCCGCGCCCCGGCCCTGCTGTTGGCCTAGCTTGATTTCGTCCATTTCTCACAATCACATTTGCCAATTCTTGTCCAAGGATTTTGGACTGGCACCAGATTATCCGGCAGGCCATAACCACCGTCGCACCAAACATGCCTGCGGCCATTGCACCAAACATCGTGGCTTCCGCCTTGGTAGACCCGGATGCAGTCGTCTAATTCAAGAGCAGCACTAATGCTTCTTCCTCGTCCTGTTCGAATTCATATTCGTAATAGGCCCTGGCAATCGCCTCGGCGTGTCGGGCGGCTTCCGTGCCTTCCTTGATGCGCTTTGCTCTTGCCGCCTCCTCTAGCGCTAACAAGAGCGGCGCCGGATCAATCGTCGGACTTTCGATATCGACCAGCTCAGCCGATTCCAGAGCGGCCTTAAGCGCCTTACGCTGCGCTTTGTTTTTGGCTTCCTTAGCCTTGGCGGCTATGTCCTCAAGAAGCTGGGCGTACTGCTCCCGGCTGAGCCCGCGCTGCCTAGCTAATCTGCGTTCGAGTTCTTCCGGGTCGTGTCTAAAGCCGGTGCCCCATTCGGGCATCCAGCCGACTCTGCGTGTGTCTCCGCCAACTTGGAAAACGTTATTCTGAAATATGTTTTTTTGAAAAACCTTGGCGCCCATTAGCCACCCTTTATTTAGGCGCGTCCTGCTCCGATGGATTTTTTTGCGCGGAGATTTGGCGTTGCATTTCCTGTATCACCGGCATGGAAATCTTGGCCGGCATTTCGCCCAAGGCTCGGGCGACAACTTGAACCATCTCCTGCGACAATTCGAATTTCAGCATCACGCAAACTGCACCGATTTTAGTGTGCCGGCATCATTGTAATAGGCTTTTGCTGTATCGTTCACGCTGTCGTAGATCAGTGCCCACCCGCCAGCAGGAACATCTGATGCGACCGGAGCTCCCACCTTTGTCTTGGCGATAAAGGACGTGCCGCCCCAATGAATCGGATAGGCGGAATTAAGAAAAAGCCCGTTCCAGCCATGCGCCGAGGTTCCAAGCGAAGTAACGGCTTCCGGATACACGCCGTTGACATCGATCACCACTCGCGGAGTGCCTTGAATACTGAAGGAAAAGCTGCCTCCAGTCGGGACGTTAAAATACAATTCGTTATCCCCGGGAGCGCCCCCCTCGACGCACATCGCATCGTTAAAAGAGGTGACATTATTAAAAGAGAGCATGAGATAGTTTGAATCTATGCTATCGGGGCCGATAACGACTCTAGGCAGTGGGGAGGTCATTGTTGATTTGCCCTTATGTGAGTGCGACAGTTTGGAGGGAGCCGGCATTGTTATAGTAAACCTGCGTCCTGTATTTTGGCGGCCGCTATCTGCAAGTTAACTACTAGGTCGCCAATAACGAGTTTAACTCTCTGATTCACGTCCATCAGTCTATATCCCGCCCATTGGCATATTTCCCAACCCGCGTTTGTCGAATGTTGCACCGGCAACGGTCCGTAGGACCGTTAAGACCACCTGAGATGCTCGCACTGCCGGTTCGTTGGCCGTGGTGCCCGATCCCAATATTTCAACGAGGAACGTGTTCCAGAGGGTATTCGGAATTGGCACTGAAATCGCGTCCGTGGCTGAACCCGTACCGTAAACCGGAGTATCAGCAAGACCGTTTGAGCCGCTGCTATTGCCGGTTTGCGCACGATTCACATAGCCGGGAGGAAGGTTGGTGCCACTCAGAAGAGTGCGACTTGCGCTGGTTAGGAATATGGCAATCAGTAAGCTGTTATTCCCCGTCGTAGTTACCGAAGCCGCAGTCATCGTGGCGCTGCCGGTCGTCGGTGGACTATGAGCATTATTCGATACGCCAATCGGCGTAGGCGTGGCATTGCCGCTATATTGGAAAATCTGCGCCTGACTAATGAAACTTCCCGTCCAAGAAAAAACCGGCGCCGCTTCGGTGCCATCAACCAAGCGCCACGCTAGAGCGCAATAATCGCCTCCCGACGTGCCTCCGCCATTATCCGTCGCAAAAATTGTCCAGCCGCCACCAGGCGCAGAGGGACCTCCGCTTGCTCCGCCGAGCTGCAAATCAAGTTGAGCAATGAGAACGTTATTGTTAGTCCGACTTGCCGGAAGCGCGGGCGTTATAGTTGTGCTGGCGGCTTTGACCTGAAATGCGCCTGAATTGACGAAAGCCGGAATGCCCATTAAACCTGCTCATAACCAATCAGGGTAGCATTGGCTGCTGGGCCCAACCAAGCAACTCCGGTATTCGGGTCTGTCACATAGCTATCCCGAATACTCCTATAGCTCCCAGGTATTGGGTTTACAGTCGCCCCGTCTTGCGACGTGACCCCCGAAGAAAGCTTGGTTCTTGCACTTCTCTGCGTCACATCATCCTTGCGCATGTACGCACAAACGTCGACAGCAAAGATGGTCGTCGGGTTATTGGTCATAGGACCGTGGGTAAATTTATCGATCGTCCCACTCGCAGTGCTGATATTGTAAGTGGTGTCCCCGTCGAATCCAGTTTCCTGGATTTGGCTCAGGTTCGTAGAGGCATTCGGCGTGAAAGCCGCCGAGTTAGTGCCGGTTGCAAATAAGGTCTGAGTTTGCGCATTGCCGAGAAAAGTGTTTGTAGGTGCGCTCCCGGTGGTGTCACATACGTATAGATCGTCATAAACAGGATTTGTAGTGGTGATACGAAGCTGTACGCCGTTGGTGAAATTGTTTGCGGACTGTCTGGTATTCTGGCCGGTTGCGGTTAGCTCCTGAGTCCCATTAAGATTGACCGTAAATGCGCCGGTCGTGTTGTTAATCGTGGCCGACATTTCTATAAAATAGGTGGTGCTCGTCGTAAGGACCGTTGTGCCCGTCGCCAAGACTGTTGCGTTGGTTCCGCGCCAGACGATAAGTTTCCCGGACGTATTAATGGACAAACCACACTGAGCCGTTGCGGTCGTATCCAGAAAGGCTAGGATATCGTTGATTGCAGCAAAGCTGCCGCTGGTCGTGTATCTCATCCCGAAAATGAGTGTTGTATAATTGGTGGTGAAAGACAGATTGGCCTGCTGATTGCCCGCGCTTTTAACGCCAGAGCCCGCCAATGCCCCCGCTACCTTGGTCCAGCTAGCCCCGTTCAGAGTCCAAATGCCGCCGCTCGTCCCACCAAATCCGGTGCTGAACGGCACAACGAGAAAATCAGTCGCAGGGGTTGTAGACCAATAGTCAAAGCCCTCATAGCCGATCAATGCCATTCGTGGAGTTTCCTATTGCAGGGCAATGATGCTGTAGGCCGCGGTCCCATTTATGCGTCTGAGACTGATAATGAATTTGTTGGTGTTTGAAGTAGTCAGCGCATCGCCGGTATTTGAACCGACGGTAAAGCCCGAGAATGTAATCGTCCCAGCGGATGCGCCGTTCGTTACCAATATATCGACGGCCCCGTCTGCGGCCATCGCGGCTAATGTATGAGCGCCGTTGTTGGTATAGTATTGATAGTTGCCATTCGTCAGAACCGGAGTCACCGTACCGCTGCTTATGGTCCCGCCGTTATAAGCGGTAACAGAGAAGCCAGGGCCTATGACGCCCGCAGCGCTTACGCTGAAAACAGTAGCGCTACCGACTTGCAAGTCCATCAGCAAAGAACCGGCCGCGCTCGCCGTATTCGTGACGTTCAGGAATATCGGTGCGTCGAACGTCACGCCGGCGTTATTCCATGTGGCGGCGATACTTATTGCGTCGGTATTCGTGGTGATGGTGCCGAGCGCAATGTCCAGCGTGTTCTTTGCAAAAATCCCGTTCCAGCGATTGGTGCTCCGCCCCAATGGAGTCGTGCCGACTGGATACATGCCGCTGACATCAATTGTGAACCTACTGGTGCCAGCAATGCAAAACGAATAGCCGCCTCCTGTCGGGACGTTGAAATACATCACCCCGTCACTGCCGCCGCCGCCTTCGATTATCATCCCCGTAGTGAAGGCTAGATCGCCATTAAAGGAGAACGCGTTATAGGTAGTGGCGCCCGAGTCAACGCCGATCTTAAGCGTATTTGTGGCGCTCGACAGCTTTACGTCTTGCTCGGCGGTGAATGTATTAGTTGCGTCGGTGACTACAATGCCAGTTAATGTATGAGTAGCATTCCACGCATTCGAACCAACATCGGAGCCGTCATCCGCTATGGCTGAAACGTGAGTGTGGGTAACAGAAGCCATTATCGTGCAGTCTCAACGTGCGAAATCTTGCCGTCTTTCCCGCGCACGATTTTACGCGGGGCGGAGGCGTGTTTGAGCACGCTCCCAAGAGCTTCGGCTGTTTGCTTATGGGCGTGCATTTGCTGTGCGTGCATTTTGCTCAAATGCTCGCCAAGAGCACTATGCGCCTGTGATTGCTGGTCGTGCATCTTCCCGAAGTGCTCGGTAATCTGCTTAAATCCGCCCGTAAAGCCGTCCGCGACGGATTGGGCGCCCTTATCGCCTGCAATAACGGTAGTCCCGCCGCTGGACTGCTTGGCCGTCTGCGCCTTGGCCTGCTCGGCCTTATGTCCAGCTAGCGCAATCTGCGTTCCAGCCTGGACTTCGGCCAATCTAGCTTGATGCGTGGCGAGCTGCATCTTGTGGCCGTGCTCTTCGCGCTTCATGTGCATCTCAAGCATATCGAGTTCTTTTTGGTGTTCGAACTTTTGCTGCTCAAGAGCGGCATCGGCTTGCAGTTTGGCCGCTTCATGCACCGCTTCGGTCTGCTGCTTTTGCTGCTGCAACTGAGCGGCGCTCTGCGCCTTGATCATCTCGATCTGCAGCTTAGGATCAGGTTGCGCTTGCGGAGGCGGTTGAGTGCTCGGGTCGGTAAAGAAGGCGTCCACATCCTTATGCCCGCTAATGCGCGTCAGCACCTTGGCGGAGTTGTAGAGATTCATCGGCGTAACGAGATTGGTCAGGCCCCCCATAAGAGCCTTCTCTTGCATGGCAATGACCAAGTTTACCATCTGCATTTGCTCGGCCTTGCCGCCGGTGCCGAGGCCCACCTCTACCGTCATGTCATTGCGCTTTTTCCAGTCCCGCGGATCAACCTGGACCCACTGATTGCGCAATCTGACGGTCTGGGCTTGCTGGCCGTGCTTGCGCACAATGCCATGAAGCAGCAAGAAAAGGTCCTTGATACCAGTCTCGGCAAAAATGCGTGCAATCAACTTCATGCGGGCCTGGGTGGCCGAATACATCTGATTGACCGCGGTAGCCGTCTGGTTCACTAGCGCATCGGCGTCAATGCCTTGCCCTTGGCGGGTGACACCAGTGCGAACTTCTCTTACTTGATCGAAATACTCCAAGGCAGGAAAGATGTTTTGCCCGATGTCTGGAACTTCAATGACGTTAAGGCCGCCGGGCTGTTTAGTGCGTACAATTCCGCCCTGACGGCTGATTAATAGGTCATCCAAAGTGTTGACCGAAGCATGACTTTCGGCAATCTCGGTACGCGGATTGTTGGCAAGATACTTGTTGTCGAGATAGGCCCGCAATAGAGCCGTCTTAATACGCTGAATCTCCATAACCAAATCGGCCAAGGAGCGACCAAAGAACCGATGCGTGATAATCACTGGCGTCATGGCGGCAAAGGGGATCTGGTCGAACTCCTCCATATCGAGTTCGCCGCCGTTCTTGGTTAGTAGAACACCTTGCTCGTCGCCCGTAGTGACTTTATAGAGTTTAGCAACTCCCGTTCCTTCATAGTCCATTCGGACGTAGTGTTCGATAATAGCAATTCGTCGAGAAGCCGGGTTATGCTCTTCTCCAACGTCAAGATGTTCCGCAACTGTGTCTCGGTTGATCTCTTCCGGGTTGGTAATGGAGAGATAGGTAGGAAGCGATTCGACGATATCGCGGTCATAGCCCTGCCGAATAAGCTCACCTTGGGTAATCTGTGTTATGCGATGGAAGCAATAATTGCAACTCCGAATCGACCGGGCGGTCTTTTCAATGCCGAATTCTTCCGGCGGCACACCAAGGACTTTTGCCTCGGCATATTTCTTGCTGCGCTTGACTTTGACATCGTGCAGGGTGGGTGCCGGGCCAGCCATGCCTGCGGCCGGCGCGCCTATTCCCGGAGGTCCTGAAGGCGCCGGCGAAGCGTCTAGGGGGGCGCTGCGGTTTATGGTCTGACCGCCCCGCGGTTGCCATGAGCCATTATTTGACTCTCCGACATCTTGGCCAATCGCCGCACGAGTCTGAGGCAATTGACTAGGCGCATCCTCTGTATCCCCGAGCGAACTATCTCGGAGTTCATCCCCCTCGGATTGCCCCTGATGGCTTGAATGGGCGACGATTTCAACATCCTGATCGGTCGCCAATAGGGCAAACTGGTCATCGGTGAGATTGTAATAGGTTTCTTGCTCTTCTTCCTCACGTTCCTCCCACCAAACCTTGACCACGCCAACCTTGGACAGGAGCGCATCCTTAATGAAGCTATACAGAACCAGAAAGCCGGGGTTCTGGTTCATAAAAACGTGATTGATATAATCGGTTTCCTGCTCGGCGGCCTGAACGTCCTCAGGACCCTGCGGATTGAATTTAACGACTTCTTCCGAGCCGGTGAAAATCTCCATCAGTGAAGGCATTAGGCCCTCGATAGTGTCCGATACGTCCGAGCTGACGGCGCTCGATCGGCCGTCCATGGCGGGCATGTCTTTGGACATGTCGTTATTGTAGTACATCAGCGCATCATCGCGCTGGGAGCTTAGGACGGATGCCCGGATAGCGGCAAGTGCGCTGATCTTCTCGGAGTCCAGCAACGTCTTCAGTTCGCTGCGGCTCATTCGTCTGTTAGGACGCGGCTCTGCGGCGTAAGTGGGTGATGCCATTGCAATCCTTAAAAGGGGGCTGGCCTTGATGACTTCCGTCACCGACCCCGCATTCGCGGTTTTCCCCTCGGATTAGAGGGGGAGGCCCAATTAAATCATATTGCCGGTGATTAAAGGAATCAAGCCGCTTTCTAAGCGGCGTTGAATATCAATCTGGTATTCAGGCTCACGCTCGATTAAAATTGCGTGACAGCCTTCATTCAATGCGGCCTGTCCTGTAGTGCCAGAGCCAGCGAATGGATCTAGTATTGTTCCGCCCTTGGGGGTCACTAGGCGGATAAGATATTGCATGAGTTTGAGCGGTTTGACGGTCGGATGCTTAGATCCATTGCGTTCGGCCTTGGAGGCTTTGGCACAATAGAAGAAGCGAGCGGCAGAACCGGAGTCGCCATAATCCCATTCCCCGTCCAACTTCTTAGGACGCGAACCGTAAATCTGATTGGGCGCCTTGATACTCGATCCCCTCAAAATACCAGACTGTGTATCAGGAAACCCATCCACCACTTCCTCGCTGCCGTCGTGGAGGATATTGGCGGGCCACCTACCAACCTCAGAACCAACGTAGGTAGTATTTCCCCCAACGTCTCCAGTCTGCCACGGCCGCTTACCATTGCCAAAACCACCCGAGCGCTCGTCACTTGCTGGAATGCGCGCGCCGTCGATATTCAGCGCCCCCGTTCCCCACTTCAGCACATTGGCCGCCACTGTCTTTTCCGATAGCGGCTTGCGGGCGAGGACAATCGGTTCGCATGCGGGCTTTAGCGCCGTGCCCCAGCCTTGCCATTGGCGAGCAGCGTCGGTGGCTGGAGCAGTGATATCCGGCAACCCATTAAGTTCACGAGTAGGATCATGACAGAAACGACGTCCTTTTCCGCCGCTGGTATTCTCGGGCGAAACATATTTTCCGACAACCTGCCGCTCCGCTCCCGCCGCCCGATCAATCCCCTTGCTCACGTCATGCGACTTCGGGAAGCCTGAGCCATACACCCACATGATCGTGTCGCGTATCTCAAAGCCCGCATCCTCAATGGCGCAGGCCATGCGGTGATAAGTGCGAGTGCCCCCGAAGGCGAGTAGATGGGCGCCGGGCTTCAATACTCGATAGACTTCGGCCCATGTCTCAGGACGAAAGGCTATGTCGCCGCCATCCCATTGCTTGCCCATGAAGCCAACCGCCGCGCCCTTTGTGCCGGCGTATCGCCCTGGAAATGCACTGCGCGTCGTGGCAACCTGACTGGTCAAATGATACGGCGGATCGGTCACGCATGCGTCTAGGCTGTTTTCGGTCAGGGTCGGCAATATCTCAAGACAATCGCCGCTCTTCAGATCAATCACTTGTGCCTGAAATAATCGCAAACTGCGGACGGGGAAATCTTGCCAGTAACAGTGCTACAAGAATCGGGTTTGATAAACATGACGCAAATCGAGCAGTGTCGCCCTTGCGACCCCTTGCGATAAGCCGCCTCGTCTTTGCTGGCTTTGGTCTTAAGGCCCAGCATTATGCCCAGCCATAATCGGAAAAGGCGTCATGGGGTATGCGCTCGACCGGAACGCCAAAGACCTCCAGATGCCCGGTGGATTCGCCCTTTTGGGCAAAGACCCGCGGATCAATATCGCCATTTTTAGGGTAGCCGGCCGCTTGCCAGGCCTTCAAGAGGCGCTCGACTCTATGATGCGTCACAATCCCGGGTATCTCGTCGTTGGCGCGCAATAGATTGTAAAGGCCGCCAAACAAGCGTGCCTTAAATGTATTGAACGCCTCGCCCCCCGGAACCTTTTTGCCGGGTTGCTTCTCTGCCATCTCGGTGAGAATGGGGACGCTCTCTTGGCTCGATGTGCCGGCGTATTTCCCTACGTCCCAAGGTCTGAAGGACTTGGTGACAAGCTCCAATGGAATGCCGGATATCTTGGAAATAATAACCGCGGTTTCTTTGGCCCGAATCAGGTCAGAGGCAACCAGATAGTCGGGTCCAGCGCCCTTGAGGCGCTCGCCGAGCTTGGTAGCCTCCTTACGTCCTATTTCATTCAGCGGTACGTCTTTCCAGCCCCTGATTTTATCGCCCGAACTATCGGTTTTGTTTAATGCCGTGCAGCCATGCCTGATAATAACAATAGGGCGCGACATCTAGACTGTTACAGGTTGGCCGAGCTGCGCCTGCAAGCGCTCGACAGCCACCGTGAGTGCGGCAATCTTAGCATTCAGCGCATACAGATCGGCCTGCGCGGCATAGATAGGCGCTGCGGCTGCTTGGGCGACAATCATTTGGTTCTGATAGGCTGCTTGGGCTTGAGCCCGATAAGCTTCAGTCTGGGCCTGGGCAGCCTGGGCAATCGCTACCCCGCCCACAATATTGCCCACCATGCGCATGTCGTGCATGACCGGATCGGGATGCCAGCCTGGCCGATTTTCAATGATCATGGGGAGTTATCCTCAACTCGTCAGACTTTTCGCGTATTTTAGTAAATTTCCAAACGTCCAAGGTCCGGCACGATAGGCAATCGAATTTAGGCTGTCCCATGCCTCTTTGCCGGGACTAAACTTTACCCCGAGATGCTTGCCATATTGCGCGCAAGCGCACTCCTCGCTGCGGCGCCACGGATATTCCTGTTCTGGGTCTTGCGTCTCGAGCCATGAAATAAAGCCCTCCAAGGTCGGGCCTTCGCCGTGGCGCTTTTCCTCTAGGAACATTTGGCGAGCACCTTGTTAAGAAAGTGAGTGATCCGATCGCCCTCGAATGACATCGCGCCAGCCCTAGAAATGCTGCCGCAAAGATAAGGACGAGGCAAACTAGTAAGGCTCTCTCCATCAAGCCACCCCCAAATTAGGATAAACTAGCTTGCGGTTGAAGTCCGGCGAACTCACATGCCGATCCAGAGCAACAGCCAGATAGCGAAAAGCGTCGGCACCATGAGAAGCCCAATCATGCACAGGGCTTGCACTCAAGGTCTTGAGCTTCTCATCGTACTTCGCCCGATACATCTTCAGCGACTCGATACCCAGAGCGCAGTTTTGAGCATCAAATATACATCGCGGCAAAAGCAGCCGAGCTGCGTTAATGCCATGTTCGCGTATGCCAATAGGCAGGATAGTAATATCCCTAAGACCATGATTGCGGAGAAAATCAGAATAAGACTGATCAATGCCAATACGGTTAGGGCCTGCGTCATGTGGAATAAAATGTTGCGCGTAGCTATACGGTTTAGCGAGTAACACCTTGACGTGCGGCCCAGAATCCGACCCCACAGCCTCATAATAATCAATGAGGCAGATTTGTCTACCGATGGCTTGCCAGAACCAGATGGCCGTTGCATCTCTGTCCCCGCCAATGTCCCATGCGGTATAAACCTGGAAAGCCGGATCGTACGGCACTTGAGTAATACGTCCACTCTTGGCGGCGTCCGCCATGTAGGTGCCGTAGTAGGCTCCAACGATGGCGGCCTCGAAGTCACACTCGTATTCCTGCTCGTAGAGTTCGGCCGGCATCGACTTGCGAGCGTTCTCCAGCTCGACGGGATGCACCAAGCCTTTAGCGCGGCATTCTTCTAGGCTGTACTTGACGTTGTGGGGGACGTACTCGGAGGCTTTGAGGCAAGCAGTAAACCATTCTGGGTCAGACTGAGCGTCACACCACAGTCGGTAGAATCCATCATGGCCTCTAGGTGTGCCAATAAATACTGCTCCCCCTTGGCGGTCACTAAGAGCCGGTCGGATGACCGCATCCCATGTTCGAGGATTAACATCAGCGAATTCATCAAACACAACGCCATCGAGCCGCAAACCGCGCAAGGAGTCGTGATTATCAGCCCCGAACAATCGGATTTGCGACCCATTCGGGTAGTCGACCCTTAGTTCTGATTTGTTGACCGTCGCCCCAAAAGGCATGATCGGCGCTACGGCGTCCGTCAGGTAGTCGAAAGCTGCTGTCTTGGCCTGGCTGTAGGTCGGTGCGATGTAAGCGTAGCGAGGTCGCGTAAGCGTGTTCCGGATGGCAGCCCGTTGCAAATCATGAATGCACGCAACCGTCTTGCCTGCTCTTCGGTGAGCAATAATACAAGCGAATCGTTCTGTACGAGCATGAAACGGAAGGAAATAGGGCCGCGGTTCATAATTGATGCGAACTATTCCGTCTTCGTGTCGATCCACGCAAATCCCTTAATGCCCGGGAGCTCGTCTGTGCCACCGATGGCTTGCGGTACCTTGCCGTCCATCCTGTCCGCGAATTCCTTGATGGCGCCCATGTCGCCCTCTGTGCATCGGGTGAGATGGGCAGCCGCTATTCTATCCAGCGTCTTTTGGGCATCCCCTAGTCCCAATAGGGCTAGATTGCGTTCTAGGGCTTCCCTGTAAGCTTTGTGCTTACGGCCGCCTGCTGGGTTGCCCGATTGGCCGGGCTTCCACTGGCCGCTTATGGGCGGAGGAGTAGGGTTCGGATTCGACATTTGCCTGTATATTGCCTGACACTTGGATTTGAGGGAGGGCCGCGCAATCAGTCAGCAAGGACCGATCACCGCCCTCTCTATGCCTTGGGGGCACAGTTGTCCCTTGGATTGTTTTGCTCCAAGGCGGCCATTGCCAGAGCGCTACTCTGACCTAGGGGAGCTACCCCAACCATGCATACCTATTATGCATTATTAACAGTAGACAGTATAGGGTCTATTGCCCTATAGTGTATTTCATCAGATAGGAGATGGACATGACCAAATTTGAAATAGTCTACATTCGCCGAAACGGCTTGAATCTTCTTCATACCGAAGGGGCGGATTATGCAGCGAAGGTGACTTACCTCGCTTATACACCCGGCCAGACCTACGACCCGCGCAACGGTATTAAGGCCGAGTGGTTAGTTCCAATGCCAAATATGTGGGCCAAATGACACTCATAGAAAGGCTGCGGGCCCTTGGCCTCCGACGAGAGGCTGAGGGCAATTATACTGATCAAAATATCTGTGAGGCGGCAATTGAGAAAATTGAAGCCCTAGAAAGAAAACTAGAATGGCTTTTGGGTCGAATATATTGTAGCCGCTAATGACCCCCACCGAATTCCGCCTAGCCCTAGCCGCCCTTGGCTTGTCACAGCGAGGGGCGGCAAAGCTTTGGGGTATCAACGAGCGCACCGTCCGTACATGGGCAAAGAAGGGTCCGCCGCAATTGGTGGCTTCTCTTCTCGGCGAGTTGGTGTATTATATTGCAATAGAAGGTGACAGGGAACTTGAGCAATATTGAACAGTTTGGTACGGAAGCGTACTGTTACTTGGGGTGGCCGGAAACATCGGAAACAAAGGAGACCCCCCGATGGACGTCGACACTATGCGGCAAGTGAATCTATTGCGTAACCGCTTAGAATACCTACGCAATAGCCGTGGTCACGATCCCGAGCACGAGTATGAAGTCTTGCTTATGCTCCAAATGCTACTCCACCCGGGGTATGCAATTGCTTCCCCAATCCGGAGGCACTGTCTGCCTAGCGACTAACCCTGACCGCGGTAGAGCTTCCAGTTCTTGCGGTCATGTTTGTTCTTAGGCTTATGATAGGTACCCTGCGATGTGCGCTTAGAGATAGGCTCGCGTCGCGGGGCTGCCTTGCCGATCGCTAAGGGCTTAGCGGCCTTTGCGGCCATTGGTCAGGGCGCCAGGGGCCTTATTCTTGGGGGCATAGCGTGGAGGCCCGCCCCTGGACACAACGCCCGTAGGCTCGTCCTTGTCCACTTGCTGGATCTTCGCGCGGACCGGCTTGCTGTTATAGTCTACCGGCCGGTCGAATTTAGCATAATCCCCCGAATAGGGGCCAACGCCGCGCTTCCAGCCCTCTCTGTCGTTGCGGGCCTGAGCCATATTACTTGCCGGCCTCGCTGCCAGTCTTGACACCGCCGGTTAAGGATTCGCCATACATCTTTTTGAGTGCGGCACGGTCGATGTCGCGGGTCTGGAAGCCAACGTCCTTGTTACCATCAATGCCCTTACCGGGCTTCACTGTGTCAGCCATTAGATTTTCCTTATTTTGGGTTTACGGGGTTTGCGCATAGCGCGGGAAAGTATGCCGCCGCCCTTATCGGCTTGATTGAATTCGCGCCCCACCGATTGAGGCACACCGCCATAGCCGCCCTTGGTGTGAGCCGCGGCCGCCATCAGGCGAGCTTGAGCGGGGGATTTGGAAGGCACTTATGGTGTCCTTATCGGAAGATCGGTCAGGCGATGCAGGCCATCGGGGTGGAATTCCTCATCGTCCAGAATTCCATATTGTGCGGTCATGGCGTCGGCCAAGCGCTTATCGTGATCGGCATACCATTGGCGGCGGCGGGCAATCTCGCCCTCCGTGAATCGTCGCGTTCGCATGATGTCCTTGAAATACAAAAACCCGCCGGGGAGGCGGGCTAGAAACCTAATTAGTACCTATACTTCAAGAGTATCACGCAGACGTACGTCTGTCAATCATAGTCCCCACTCCAACACCAAGACCCGCAGCGCGCCTCTCACCAGTATGGTGGCCCTATTCTCAGCCTTGCGGCCGGCACCCCACACCATCTGCGCGGCTTCTGCAAATGGGGTTTCCCGACAAACCACCAAATCGAGGAGCCTAACCGCATCCATGCCCATGCCGGCCGCGTCCATGTTCTCTCGAACTGCTTTTAGAGCCCTACAGTAGGCTTTCCAATGATTTTCGCCCTTTTCGGTTGCACAAAGCTTCGTAAAATCGTGATCAGTGCCAAAGATTTTCAGGGGATCAGCACACCCGATTGTTCCGGCCATTCCAGCTTCGTACCAGTGAGTGTATAATTTCTCTGCCGCTCGTCCTTGCTGGTCGTTAAGAAGACCCCTTTTAACGGCTCGATCCACAGGACTTTGCCGGACTGTGATCGTACCCGTATCTCCCACGTCAAAATCTGTCCGTCTAAGTCTCTCAGACGTTGGTCCACGCTCATCCAGGAGGCGGTTGTCAAGGGTTGACTCCTTAAGAGAGGTTTTGGGCTTTGACATGAAGAGGCACCATCCCCCTAGCCTTTTCGTTTTGACGCATCAGGGCCACCACGGCGCGCCTTACGGCCGTGTTTTATCGCGGACGCAACAAACGGTCCGCTAAAACCCGAGCGGCGTCTTTGCCTCTTGCCAGGTTGACCCGATCCGTCAAAGTTCCATCAGGTTTCTTAACCCGCCACATTTTAGGCCATGCGGAGTCTTCCACGACAGCAAATCCGGTATATTTCTTGAAATACATCAATCTATTCCCCTTCCAATGGAAACGGTCCTCAGGCATTTTTTACCCTTTCATGGGCCGCCAAGGTGGCAGCTAAGGAATAATCATACGGTCCAGCAGCGTCGATTGCCCGCACCAGATCCAGATCCTCCTGAGTGTCCACCGAGAAATTTAAATCCTGAACCCCGGGAACCGGGCAAAGAATGGGGAGTTTGCTGAATGTGTTGCCGCGCTTCATAAAGGGCGAAACATGCTCGCGATCGTAAGGCTTTTCGGCCAGTTTATGGGTCCATTCCAAACACTCCCGGCTGAATACTTCGCATCCCATGCCCCTTGGATATCCTGTGGTTGAGTTTAAATCGTTTGCAACATAATCGTGCAAACCTACACAATAGACTTCTAAGGCTCGCTGGCAGGCTTTAGGGTCGATAAGGGGGCAATCACCGGTCACCCGCATAATCGCATCCAGAGCGTTCCTACGGGCACTGAAGGCATATCTGGCGAGCACATCGTCCTCGTGGCAGTCATAATCTTCGGGAAAGGCAAAAATTGCCTCAAGACCCACCGATGCCAGCCGAGTCTCGATATGCCACAGCATGGGCTTGCCGCCGATCAGGGCCTCGATCTTTCGGGGGAGGCGGGTTGAGCCCAGTCGCGCTTGAACGATGCAGCCTATTCGCATAGCTGACGCGACCATTCTAGAATCTGCGCGTCGTTTGCCAGAATCTCACGATGTTCCGCTGCCGCCTCTGCGGGGTGAAGCGCATAGGCACAAATCACTACGGCCAAGGTATTGTCCGCCGTGCCCAGGCTTTTAAGCTTTTCGTAGCGCGCCTTATTGGCCATCCTGAGATGCTCGATATGATATAGGGCTAAGCGGTTCATGTCAGAGCGTTCCAGTCTGTGGGCATGAGGTCTGGATAGTGGTCGGGCGGAACAGTCTGATCGGCGTTGTGGCGGGGCAAACTAGCAAGCCTGACATGCAGGGCCGCGGCGACATCGGACGGCATCCAGCAATGCATCCCAAGGCCGGCGCCGTCGCGGGTCATTTCACGCATCTCGGCCCAGTCGTCAAATTGGTCGCACAGGATGGCACCGCCGCGGGTGTGCCCCAAGATTTTCTTAAAGTGGAAGCTTACGCAAGTGAACGTGCCGGCTTTATACATCCCTGCATAAAACCTGCGCGCCGAATCCCAGATGGGTGTCGGGCGTAATTGGTATGCGCCCACCCACTCCCGGTCTTCGATATAGACCTGCGCCCCCGCCCGCCTAATGGCTCTCGGAACACCGCGCCAAGTATAGCGCGGGATGCTCGCCTCTTTGACTTTCAGGTATCGACAAACAAGCTCGATGGCATTGGTGCAGCTGTCGGTAAGAACGACATATCGCGCATTCGTGTACTGGCTTAATGCATCTTCGAATTCTGCTTGAGCAATCATGCTAATCGCTCCATGGGTCTAGCGACCAATTGTCGAGGGCGGCCCTCAGTTCATCGATCGACATGCGCCGAGCGTCCTTGCTACAACGTCCCTCGCACATGCTTTCGTGCATCTTTTCCCATTCCGGTAGCCCGATCACGTTTTGTTCGGCACCCATGGCAACAGCCAGATCGCCAAGGCGGTGGGCTGGAAGCTCCGGAATAAACGTTTCTCCCCCCTTCATTGTGTCGATACCTCGATCAACAAGGTCCAGCGCCTCCCGCATGAGCATAAAAAAACGTGTGCAGTCGGGATTTGTAACCGGGACAATGCGGGAACCACTGGCAAGGATACTTCGCCAGATTGGAAGGACGGACCCGGCACTTCCCCAGACATTCCCGTACCGCGTGACCGCAAATTTAGTCCCTCCTGGAGAGTTCGCGGCGAGGAAGATGCGTTCGGCAATGGCTTTGCTTTGTCCGTACGGACTGATCGGCTGAAACGCCTTATCAGTCGAAAGAGCCACCACTTTCTTAACTCCGGCATCTCGCGCGGCTTCGGTGACATTGATTGCGCCCTCTATGTTGGTGCGTACCATTTCGACAGGGTTATAGTGTCCAACTTCGATCCTCTTGAGCGCGGCCGTATGAACGATAACGTCCACGCCTTCGCATGCCCTCGTGAGCCGCCATCTATCACGCACATCCCCAATAAAATACCTGACTCTGGGGTCATCAAGCAGCTTTGCCAGCTCTGCCTGGCGGTGCTCCCCGCGGGAATAGATGCAGATCCGTCCATACCCAGTCCCCTCCAGCAGCCTTTTCGCAAATGCAGTCCCGAAAGACCCTGTCCCCCCAGTAACGAGAATAGATTTCATCTATGTGCCAGCTTGCAAAGCAGCTCCATTGTTGGCGGATCGGCGGAAAAGGCTGCGTCAATGCAGTCGTCATTAATCTTGAAATGCTTTTCGATCATGCGGACTCCCGCCCGAATGAAACCCAGGGGAACAGCGATGCCTGCGGTATGGTCCGAAAACCCATACATCCAATCGGGATCAAAGCGGCGCAGCGATTCCCAAATTTCAGAATTATTCGGAGGGTGACCGGGGGGGCAAACCATCGCCAGCGTATTAGTAAAACTTTTTAGGAATGTTCCGTCCCATACGTTCGATACGATTAAGGGGATGTGCTTCGGTATTGCTTCATAGATTGCGTCACGCACTTTGGCGTCTAATGGAGTACTTCCCGGCGCCGCTATTTTAAAGTAAGGCACGTCGAACTTCAGCAATGTTTCGACCGCGCGGACGCTGAAGACGCTAGCGAACAGGCCAATACAACAATCGTACGCCTGATCAAATAACTCCGGCAACCATTCATCCGGCACCATCAGCTTGCGATATATGGCATCGTTGTCGCCTTCGTGCCGGTCGGGCATGTCCTCGGGGCGGTAGAATTGGAATTTAGCGTAATCGCAGCCACAGTCGGCCGCCGCTATAATCAGGTGTCTGGCTTTGTTTAGTGAACCGCCATGGTTGCCCGATATCTCAGCTACGATCTCAACCATGAATCCTCCCGATGATCTTGCACGCCTCTTTGATCCTGTCCTCGTCGTAGTCTTCGGCGAGGGAGAAATTGATTACCGTATCGCCGAATTTATTGGTGCCCTCCAGCGGCTGATAGTTTGTGCCCACATCATGCCCCATTCGGCGCAGTGCCAATACGATGGCATCACGTTTATTGGTGCGCCGCATGACCCGCCATGGGATGACCTGCTCGGCAGATATCCTTGTGAGCATGTCGCCCAAATGCCGGTCCCATAATGCCACCTTCTCAAACTTGGTAATCTTGGCGCGCAAAAAGAACTTGAGGCTGGTCCGCAAGAGCGCCGTGACTTCATCGGTCTCGCTGAATGGCCAATGCCCCAGGGGCTCTATTTCCTCGGCCAACCCTTGATCGTTGGTCAGGAAAGCCCCACCGTGGCCGATGCTAATGAACTTCTTGGCACCAAAGCTAACGACGCAGGACGTGGCTTGTGGCGGGCGTCCCCAGCCGGTCATAAGCGGATCTAACTCTATGGCCGAGAAATCCGCCGCTTGACGATAGCCATAAAGATGCACCGGAGCCTTACACAGTCCGGTTTCTTGGTCAGTCTCGATGCCCCTCACCATATCGCTGATTGATGGACAGATATTCTCGGGGGTATCGAAAGACGTTGCGTGCGCGGCCCACAAATAAGACCGCATGGCATCTCGCGCCCTTGGAAATAGCACGGCGTATTTATAGCCCATCGGATTGGCCAGCTCGTCATCAGCCCAGCTCATGCAATACTCCCGCTATGTTCAATGATGGGCCTCGCTCCCGGGCCGAGACGAAATAGCAAATCAATGACGGATAGCCGCCCGTCATTCACTCGCATATCTTGCCCATAAACCGGTTGATTGAATTTCTGCCAGCGGTGCGTAATGCCGGCTTCTTTCATTTGTTCTTCTTGCGGATAATGAATGTAGGCCAAGGCGCCTTCGTTGGAGAGATATTCGGTCGCCCCGACCGCTTTGCACATGGCGATGATCTTCTCAATGGCATCCCCCTCGAAATGCCACTGCGCGCCACCGACCATCTGTGTTTTGATGTTCAGATAATCCGCAATCATACTAATCAGACTGCAATTGAGCGAAGACAAAAATCGCCATTCGAATTCCAGAATTTTTTTCAGCTCAGGAAAGAAGTCGTCAAAGAATCGAAAGCCCTCATAGGCCTTTTCGATTGCTTTCACATGTTTGCGTCGCCAGCGCCCATCGGCGATTGTTACCTGGTTTATTTGGTCGCCAAAAGTCTTGTGGACCGGCACAATCAATTCACAGGTGCGAATGAAGTTATGAGAGTGCCAGGACTTGGATTGGTACTGCAAATGCCCGCAGTGCATGAATACGTCCGACAATGTTATTTTGTTGAATAGCTGGATGCCGGGGAGGTAACATGGCTGGTGGCCGGACAAAATCATACGGTGCCGGGGGGTGGATTTGAACCGCCGCCCTTCTCCTTACCATGGAGGTGCTCTACCACTGAGCTACCCCGGCTTATTTGTAGTAACTCAAAACGCGGTCCATGGCGTCTATGAGCTCCTGGTCGTCCGGCCATCCGAGAGTGGTGTCTTTTGCACTCTTCAAGAACTTTCGACTCCGCCTCAAAGTCTTGATTGTAATTCTTTCGGCTTGGTCGTCATGGACTTCGATCTTCATGGGTGCGCCTCCACAATCCAGCTACGAAAACAGTCCTCGCCCGGCAGGTGAGAGTGGGCGCTTCCGATTTTTACCTGCGAAAACATCTTCAACATTGCGACCAGATCATACTCACTGGCCAGGCGGGTAAACTCCTTGCCCTCCTTGACACGCTCCGAAGTATTCAAGGTCGGACAGATGGAGAAGAACACTCCGTCAGGCTTCAACCAGCTTTTGATTTTCTCGAATGGTGGTCGGTCGACGTGGCAAAGCGTGTTGATGTCGTAGATGCAATCAAAGCCTGGGTCGAAATCCACGTCCCGAATGTCATCGCAAAGGTAGGCGTCAGCTTCCGGGTCCTTGTCTATGGTGACAACGTGGAAGCCCCTGAACCTCAATTCACGGGCATTGGCGTCCTCGCCGCTGCCGATGTCCAAAAATACCCCGTCCCATTCAGGGAATCTCCGCGCCACAAAACGCATCAGATTGTTGTCCGGCGTTTGCCGGCCGTGTTTCCAGGTCATGCCTGCCTCTTGAGCTTCGCCAGGATTTCGGCGCGGCGTTCCGGGGTGAGGGAAACGATTTCAGCGGTGGGCGTGGGCGGGAAGTCCTCCCAGCGGTCATTGTGCAGCCAAGTGCTGGCAAGAAGGATGAACTGCTTTTCGGTCTTGGCCATCGCGGAGGCATAGGCGGCCGAGGAGGAAATCAGGAGCTCTATATCGACGCGTTTCGCCGCGGAACAAAATTTCCGGAAGCTGCGCTTCTTGTCTTGGTGCCTTGGGTAGGCGAGCCAGAAACGATCAAACCCCTCGGACAGCCTCTTGTCCCGGGACAGGGGTTCTTTCTTACTTATAGAAGTAGATATAGAAGAAGATATACCTCTGTCCCGGGACATTTGCCTAAGCCTCTGTTTCCGTTCACGTTCATACGTTTTTTGGCTGTCCCGGGACATTGTGGCGGAAGTTAGTGCCCCGAGGACGAAGGCATACTCAAATGGTGTCATGATTGACGGTCTAGCGCCGAGCGGCCGATAAGCGGATCACCGCAGAATTCGGCGGTATAATCACGGTGGCCGGCCGAAAGGGCACGCTCGCGTTCGGCAAGGGTCTCAGACGACGGCCTGTGGCCGGGGGTGACAAACGTAAACTGATGAAGGGCGCGCGGCTTCCGCACGTTGGGATTAATCTTTTTGCCTCCCTGCGCTCCTCTCTCTTTGCGCGCGGCCCAGACATAGCGCGGATTGAGCTTATTGAACGTGTTTCCCCAGCGATGGTGGCGGGTCGCTATCGAGGAGAAACCGCGATCGATTTCCGTGGAAATCCTGCGATAAATACTCTGCATTGGCTCGCGCAAACGATACTCGGCAAGGAGGCGTGCCGCCGTCTGTATTTCGCCCTCTGTCCATCTACTCATCGTTTTCCCTCTACTGCCTTTGCTATGTCCGCCGCGTCCCTCAGGCGAAGGACCACCAGCGGTTCATGTCGGTCCTGTTTGATAATCAGGAAATCTCGGTTATCGAGCCAGCCATAAAGCTGGGTAAAGCCGGTTGCTCGCGCCTTGACCTCGACGCGTTTATCAAAGCCCAGCAATGGAACGGAAATGTCTTCTCCGGGTTGGTACATGCGCGAGACCTTTTCAGCCGCAAAGCCGCGGTCCTGAAGAATTTTGACTATGGCGCGCTCTACACGAGCGCCTTTGTCTCTCGATCGTCGCCCCATCAGCCCCTCAGGCTAAAAGAAAAAGGGGCAGCCCAGCATTTGCGCTGGACCACCCCTCACCCCCGATTTTGTTCGCCCTTTGTCCATAAATTTTGGCAACTCTATTGCATAGCAACCAAAACAAGCGTACAGGAGGGCTGTCGCCCAAAAGTTGGGATTTAGGCGATAGCGCCCGCGGGGACCACTCATCCCGTTGCCCCCGTCCACCCCGGGTGTCCCCGAGGGTCGTCTTACCGATGAGAGGAGATTTTTCCCGTTGCCCTGAAGTGTGCAGAA